CCTCAGCCTTCACACCGGATTGATCTCGGTGTGAAGGCTGAGGTGATTGAAAAGTCTGGTTCCTGGTACTCCTATAAGGGCGAACGCATGGGCCAGGGCCGCGAGAAGACACGGAATTTCCTCAAGGAAAACCCCGCTATCGCGGATGAGGTCGAGGACGCGATCCGGCGCAATGCGGGCCTGCTCGCAGACGAACTTCTCAATGCCGGCATGGAGTCTGAGCAGGATGACGATCTGCCGGACGCCGCCGAAGGGTGATCTGATATGCTCTGAAATCTGGCAATTCAGGGCATGATCTCTCACATTTCAGGTCAATGAACTGTCCCTTTGTGGCGCACCCCGCTTGGCGCGCCGCGAAGGGACCTTTATATCGCCGGTGTAATATTTGTGCCGATTCATTCGGCCCAACCCTCATCGCAAGGACACAGTGTTGCCCATGACCGGCGTAAACGAGATTCGCGAGACCTTTCTCTCCTTCTTCGAGAAGCGAGGTCATTTGCGTCAGGCGTCCGCGCCGCTCATCCCACAGAACGACCCGACGCTTCTGTTCGTGAATGCCGGCATGGTCCCGTTCAAGAACATATTCACCGGGGCCGAAACGCCTCCGGGGCCGCGGGCAACCACGTCCCAGAAATGCGTGCGCGCGGGCGGCAAGCACAATGATCTCGACAATGTCGGATATACTGCGCGTCACCACACATTCTTCGAGATGCTGGGTAATTTTTCATTTGGCGATTATTTCAAGGAAGACGCGATCGCGTTCGGATGGGAGCTGTGCACCAAGGAGTTCGCGCTCGATCCGAAAAAACTGCTCGTCACAGTCTATGCCGAAGATGACGAAGCCGCCGCGATCTGGAAAAAGGTTGCCGGATTTGATGACAGCAAGATCATCCGGATCGGCACATCCGATAATTTCTGGTCAATGGGCGATACCGGCCCGTGCGGCCCGTGCTCGGAAATATTCTACGATCATGGCGAAAGCGTTCCTGGTGGCCCTCCCGGTAGCCCGGATGAGGATGGCGACCGGTTCATCGAAATCTGGAACCTCGTCTTCATGCAGTTCGACCAGCAGGCCGACGGCACACGCAAGAACCTGCCCAAGCCATCGATCGATACGGGCATGGGGCTGCCGTGCTTCAAGGCTTGCACAATAATTACGACATTGACCTGTTCCGCAATCTGATCGCCGCCGAGGAAGACCTCTATGGCTCGAAGGCCGCTGGCGATCAGCTGGCATCCTTCCGCGTGATCGCAGACCATTTGCGTACGTCGGCGTTTTTGATCGCCGATGGCGTACTGCCGTCCAATGAAGGTCGTGGTTATGTCCTGCGCCGCATCATGCGCCGTGCCATGCGGCATGGTCATCTGCTCGGCGCGCGCGCGCCGTTGATGTACAAACTGGCGCCAGCACTGATATCCGAAATGGGCGCGGCCTATCCTGAGCTTGGCCGGGCCAAGGCGGCAATCGAGTCCGCTCTGGAGCAGGAAGAAGCCCGCTTCCAGCGTACGCTGGGCAACGGACTGTCCTTGCTCGACAAGGAAACCGCGAACATGAAGGCGGGCGATGCGCTACCGGGCGATGTGGCTTTCAAATTGTCGGACACGTACGGATTTCCACTTGATCTGACGCAAGACATTCTGCGTGGGCGAGATATGGGTGTCGATGTCGCCGGGTTCGAGGCTGCACTGGAGCAACAGCGCCAAGACAGCCGCGCAGCGGGTTTCTCCTCGGGAGATCAGGCTGCGGAGGATATCTGGTTCCGTGTTCGCGATGATGCTGGTGCCACCAAATTTACCGGTTACGACAGCACAGATGGAAAGGGGAAGCTGGTTGCGATTGCGGCCGGCGGAGCGCGCGTGGATACATTGTCACCAGGCGCAGCCGAGATCGTGTTCGATACAACCCCATTTTATGCCGAGTCTGGAGGGCAGGCGGGAGATCATGGTGAAATCGTCTTCGCGAACGGAGCGCGCTTCATCGTGCGTGATGTGCAAAAGCGTGCTGCTGATCTACATGTGCATATTGGCGAACTCGTTTCCGGTGAAGTGAAGCTGGGTGAGTCCGCAGACCTTCGCGTAGATGCGGAGCGTCGACGCGCCATCATGGCCAATCATTCGGCCACTCACATCATGCATGCGGCCCTGCGCAAGGTGCTGGGTGAGCACGTCACGCAGAAAGGGTCCCTCGTCGAGGCAGATCGATTCCGGTTTGACTTCTCCCACAATGGCCCAATGAGCCAGGCTGAGATCGAGGCCGTGGAAGACGAAGTCAACGCCCAGATCCGTGAGAACATGCCGACGGGAATTCAGGTGACTTCGCCGGACAAGGCCATCGAAGCAGGTGCCTTGGCTCTGTTTGGTGAGAAATATGGCGATGAAGTTCGTGTGCTGTCCATGGGCACGGGCGATGCGCGGCGCTACTCGGTTGAGCTGTGTGGCGGAACGCATGTGGAGCGGTCTGGCGATATTGGCCTTTTTGTCATTACGTCAGAGAGCGGTGTATCGGCAGGTGTGCGCCGGGTGGAGGCCGCAACAGGCGCAGAGGCAGTTGCCTTCCTGAAAGGACGTGCGCAGATCGCGGTCGATCTGTCTGAAAGCCTGAAAGTTCCGCTCAAGGATGTTCCGCGGCGCGTGGCGGCTCTGGGAGACGAGCGCAAGGCGCTGGAGAAAGAGCTTGCCGAAGCCAAGCGCAAGCTCGCCATGGGCGGCGGCGGGGCTGCTCCTGCCGGACCGGAAGAGATCAATGGCGTCAAGCTGATGGCACGTATTGCCGAAGGTGTCGGCGGCAAGGAATTGCGTACGCTGGTCGATGAGGCCAAGGCGCAGATCGGTTCCGGCATTGTCGTTTTCGTGGGCGTCGCGGACGGTAAGGCGGGCGTTGCCGTTGGCGTAACCAAAGACCTGACCGACACTTACTCTGCTGTCGACCTGGTGAAAGCGGCCAGCGAAGCCCTCGGCGGCAAGGGCGGTGGCGGCCGACCTGACATGGCCCAGGCCGGGGGGCCGGATGCGGACAAGGCAGACGAGGCGCTGGCAGCCGTGCGTGCCGCGCTCGCAGGCTAGGCGGCCAGGCCAGCAATTGACTCAAACGGCGGAGCCCCTATGTAGGGGCTCCGTGGTGATTTGGTCGGTCGGCTTGCAGCCACGTTAAACAACTTGCTAAAAGGCTGCGCGGATATTCCGAACACCCTCACGGCAAGAGTCCGGCTGGCCAGAACTTGGTAGCGGAGTATTGCGTATGCCCATTCGAATTCCTGACGGCTTGCCCGCGCGCGAAACGCTTGTGCGCGAAGGTGTGCAGGTGCTGGATGAATCCATTGCCACACGGCAGGATATCCGCCCCATGCAGATCGGCCTTCTGAATTTGATGCCCAATAAGATCGAGACCGAAGCACAGATTGCTCGGCTTGTCGGCGCAACTCCGCTGCAGGTGGAGCTGACGCTCGTCCGGATCGGCAGCCATGTTGCCCGCAACACGTCGGAAGAACATCTCATCTCTTTTTATCATACCTGGGATGAGGTGAAGGATCGGAAGTTCGATGGCTTCATCATAACCGGAGCGCCAGTTGAGCGGTTGCCATTCGAAGACGTGTCGTACTGGGACGAGTTGAAACAGATCTTCGATTGGACAGAAACCCATGTGCATTCCAGCTTTTTCATTTGCTGGGGTGCCATGGCGGCGGTCCAGCATTTTCACGGCGTTCCAAAGCATGAACTGAAAGAGAAGGCTTTCGGCGTTTATCGTCACCATAATCGCAAGCCGGAATCTCCTTTCCTCACGGGGTTCTCGGACGACTTTTCCGTTTCGGTGTCGCGCTGGACGGATGTGCGGCGGGAAGACATTCCCGAAGACAGTGGTCTGAGCATTCTTATGGAGAGCGATGAGACCGGTCTGTGCCTGCTACATGAAGCGCACGGAAACCGGCTCTATATCTTCAATCATATTGAATATGATTCTACATCGCTCGGCGCAGAGTATCAGCGAGATGTGTCGGCGGGGAAATCCATCAATGTACCGGCCAACTACTTTCCGGATGATGATCCCACCCGGACCCCGAAAAACCGGTGGCGCTCGCACGCGTTTCTATTGTTCGGGAACTGGATAAACCAGATGTATCAGACAACGTCCTATAATCTCAAAGATATAGGAACGGAGCGCGGCGGCGACAGTAAGGTCCGGCAGGCCAAGTAATCTTTGTTTCGCCAAGGGGCTCTCAATATCCGGCCAAGCCGGACAATAAAGAATGGTCGGAGTGAGAGGATTCGAACCTCCGGCCCCTGCCTCCCGAAGACAGTGGTTGCCTGCGTCATGTGTTGTCACCCGTTGTTTTTCCAGTCTCTTTCGCGTCATCAGTTGCCGATGTTCCGCTTTCGTTGTCAGACAGACGCGCATTATGCGCATTTGGTGGCGTGGGGAGCGGCTGACTGTCTGGGTGCACTTCAATTCGACTCCTCCAGAATGGGCCTCTTTCCCGGACTCGATGACGTGACGTGGATGACCGTAGGTAAGCTCCGCAGTTCGAGCACAGCGCATCTTGGAAAAACCACGGATCGGAAAATGATACGCGGTGTGGGACGCCATCTCCGCACTCACAAAAAAATCTTACAGCCCAGTTTCTCATCCCGCTATCCTTCCTGTTACACTTCTCGAATAATCTTCACTGAACCGCGCATAGTGCTTGCGCACGGTCTCGATATTGTCATCCAGCAAATACGCCGCTTGCTCGAACGTACCGCCATTGCTGACCAGCCATGAGGCGGCTGTCCGGCGCATATCGTGGATTGTCACGTCCTCAATGCCTGACAGGCGCTTGGCGGTGCTGAACGCGGTCTTTACCGCCTTGACCTGCTTTCCCTTCCACTGGACCACATAGGGGCCTTCAGCGAGCAGTGCGGCCTTGCCTAGCTGGATTGCCAGCGGCGCATTGCAGGCCACCCACGGTGTGCGGGATTTGCGGCTTTCGGTTTGGGGGAACCAGATCCCCGACCGCTCCCAGTCAATATCGTCCCATGTCAATTCCAGGATTGCGGCCTTGCGCTGTCCGGTGAACACGGCGATGGCCAGAAACGTTTGCAGGTGAGGCGCTGAGGCGTCCCATAGGCGGGTGAACTCTTCCCACGTCAGGAACCTGTCACGGGGCGCTGACGGGCGCGGAGCTTCGATATAGGGCAAGCGGTCGATCCATCTCATCTTGAAGGCCCAGTGCAGGGCAGAGCGCAGAGCGCGGCATTCGGCATTGATCGTGCTGTTGGAGACACCGCCAGCGCGACGGGCATTGTGGTACATGCGCACTTGTGGGCGGGTCAGGTCATCAGGCTCATACGCGCCGAGGATTTCCTTCACGGGTTTCAGCCGGTAGAATACCGTTGCCGGATCACGGATGCCGTCTTCGGTGCGGTCCTTCAGGTAGGCGTCACAGATGTCAGCCACGAGCGCCCCCGGCTCCGGCATTTCCATTTCGGTGATGAAGCGCGCTTTCCATTGCTCGGCTAGCCCCTTGCTTTCTTCGCCGGTAGAGCGGCGATGACTGCGGCCATTCTCGGACCACGTGACGAACCAGACGCGGCTTCTTTTTCCATTGATGACGGGTCGTTTAAGATGGTACTTTCGCATTCGATATAGTCCTCCAGCCACTCCATCTTGAACCGCAATAGTTTACCAAGCTTAGCGCATTTCAGTTTACCCTCATCCACGCGCCGGCGCACTGTGGAATCAGAACAGCCGAGATAATCCGCTGCTTGCTGAACCGTCAGGAGGGGTTGCGGCCTGCTCACTTCCCGTCCTCCAGAGCGCGGAGAAGGGCGATGATCACGTATTTCGCAATCTTTTGTGGGACCTCTCCGCTGACGAACCACAAGTTCATACCCTGGTCGAGCGCCGCCACGAGCTGTTCTCGCGTTTCTGTCTTCTTCTCACACAGGGCTGTGGCTGCATCGAGGGATGTGGTAAGGTTCGGGGTGCTGACTGACCCAATTGTTCCGCACCCTGTTGGCCCGACGACAAGGCCGTCACGCTTACAGCTGCGCAAAAACTCCTCGTGTCCAGTCTGATAGCGCTTCAGGCTCCAGTATGTGGCGTGGTCGTCGCTGGTTGCGGCAAATATCTCCGCATCCAACTCCCTTGACCCGCCTTCCTTTTCCAGTCGCTCAATTAGATCAGCTTTGGTCATGGCTTTGGTCCTTTAGGGCGTCACGGGCGAAATCTCCGACAACCTGCGCAGCAAGAATTTGGCTGCACTGTTCATCTGTGATTTCTGTCAATTTGAAATCATTGAGGGAGCAACCTTCACGCGGGATGCGCTGCCATAGGTATTCTTGGGACGGTATTGATGCAGCCCTCTGGATAGTCATGACGCCAAATGTGGCGGCGTGATCGTCGCCGTAGTCCCACCGTTGTTCTGCAATTTCCTCCGGGCTCGACCAAAGCTCCTCGGGGGCGTCTCCATCCCAGAACATGTCCGGCATGCAGCGAGTGCTCAGCTCGGCATTTTCAAGCCTAAGCCTCTCATTCTCTTCCTGTAGGGCGCGGGTTACGTCCTGCACGCTTTCGGCAAGTGATAGCCATGTTGCCTTACAATGCATGTCGGCGGCATAGGATGATGTACTCGGAAGCTCAGGCCACGCGAAAAGCCCGTTCGGCCAGCCGTGCTGGTCGGCCCAGTCGAAATACAGCGTTTGGGCAACCTTCTCTAAATCCACTTTCACTTCATCAGTCATTTGTCTGCTCCTGTGTTGAGAAACTGGTGACCCGCGCAGGCTGAGCAGCCTCCCCCAATAGTTTGGAACTGCCAGAAGACTGGGGACTGTCGCTTTTCGGACTCCTCCCTCGCTATCGCCTTATACACTTCCGGGTGCCCCAAAATCGGGTCTTGGTCGAACCTGATTATGCCCTTGTAAGTCCAAGGTTTCGGCCACCCATTGGACTCGCGTTCAAGCGCGACAATGCCGGTCATCCACTGGTGTGTTGGCAGATCAATGCCGCAATCTTCCTTGAAGGCTGACACCCCGGTTTTCCACGGACCAATCAGATCAACGCAACCGCCTTGCACAAGTTCGAATGTCAGTGTTCGGCCTGCCGATCCCCGTGAGCCTTTGCCACCGTCTACCCATATGTTTTCACCGGGGCACAACTGATCGGCTACCACCCACTTCTTGCCGGACTTTCCGGTAAAGAGAAAATACTTATACTGGGATGCCCGACCAGATGCTGAAAACATGGCCTGCTCACCGCCGTATGTTACTTCGTCTTTCATCCCACTTCATCCTTCATGCTAAGGGTTATGCCGCGCTCTGCGGCCTCTGCGTTCATCAATTCAATCAGGTCGCTGAATTGCCGCTTGCTGAGCTTGCTGGTGCGAAGGCCAGCCGGGAACCAGCGTGACCCGTCCAGCGAGGGCAGGATTTCCTGCTCATGGCCAAGGGCCTCCATGAAGATCGATTTCCACTGAAAATCCTTGAACGTCCGCCCCTGGATTTCCCCCTGCCGTTCGAACTCTTTCAGGCAAGGCCACATCAAGCGGTTTTGCTCGTCTGTTCTGGTCGGCTCCCGTGCGATCAGCATGTAGCCGTATGGGTACTGTGCGATCTCACGGAAGGCCGTTTCCAGCTCGGCGCGGGAGGTAATCAGGGAGGAGCGGAGGGTGGCCATTAGAACCTCACGGACACATTCGGCACAGAGTCAGAAACGATAGCCAGAACGATCTTCTTTGCAGCCTCTTCATCGACGCCCCCATGCTCCATAATGGCCTCTTTGGCTGCCCGCATGATCGAGGATCTGTGTTTCTGGTCCGCCTCTCGCTTAGCCAGCGCTTCTGCTTCAGCCTTGCGCTCGCGCTCCTGCCGATCCAGTTCCGCTTGTGCTGCCTCAGCCTTCTTGCGCTCCTCATCCAGAGCTGCTTGCGCCTTTTGCCGCTCCTCGTTGGCAGCGCGTTCTGCGGCTGCCTTTTCGGCATTGGCGATACGTTCGGCCTCAGCCTTAGCTTCCGCCTCTTTCCGTGCGTTTTCGGCAGCGAGCCGCTCAATTTCGGCCTTCTCAGCCCGCAGGCGCTCCAACTCGGCGCGGTCTTCGGCCTCCTGTTTCAGCTTGTCGGCTGACGCATCAAGGGCAGCAATGGCGGCATCTCGCTCGGATTGCGCGACGACCAGAAGATCGCCAAACAGGTCTGGATCGATATCAGAGCCTTCAATGGTCTGCCGAAGTGAGGCGATGTCATCAAGATCTGTCTGCGGAAGTAGGGCATCGGAATAAAGCGTTCGCAGATAGGTGACGCGCTGCTTTTTGCGTTCCTCTTCTTGCTCCCACTCGGTAACAGGCTTTCTAGCCAAATCCCGGAGGGCGTCCATCTCGTCAACAATGCGCTTCTTTACGGCGTTTACTTCGTCGACCGCCTTGCGGTGCTCCTCCGTGAGGGCCTTTCCAGCATTTTCAAGCTTCACCTTGCGCTTGGAAATTGAGTAAGCAAGCGACTTGACCGCATCCCGCCCGCTGGCCGTTTCAAGGTTTACCGAAAGGCCCTCTATTTCTGCTTTGATCGAGTCAATGAGTAGATCGACCATGCCCGCCTCGCGGTAGATCGTGGCCGGATTTGATTCCAGGATTTCCCCGACATCGGCGGAGTTGTGTCCAATAGTTGCGGTTGCTGCCTCGGTCATGCTGCTTCTCCAATGCTGAGGGCTTCAAGGGCGGAAACCGTGTCAGAAACCTCCTTCAGGAAGGCTGAAACCTCAGTTTCCATTTCGATGATTTTTGATTGATCACGCTGCACGCGCTTCACGAATAGAGACAGGTGCGCCGGCAAGCGCGGATCATAGGAAACGAAGTCGCACCACTGGCGACCCGTGCAGGCCATCTGCCACATCATCTGTGTGATGTACTTGGACGGAACTTTCCCGCTCAGCAGCGTGTCGATGTGGGTGGCCGTGTTCGGACACTTGATCTCGACAAGACCGGATTCTCCGACATAGCCGTCAGGGCTTGCGCCACTCTCTGGGATTGACGGGTGGATTACGAACTCGGCCTTGGTGACTTCCGTCCCGTCGGCGTGCAGGAAGGCGTAGGCATCGCAGGCCTCTTCTTCGTGATCCGTACCCCACTGCATGGCAGCGTTGGAGTAGGATTCAGCAACCGCACCAGTCAGGCGCTCCGCCACAAGTTGGGCCTTGTAGTTCTTCCGGCTAGCAGCGGGGCCGCTCTTGGTCTTGGCGATAATGTCCGCGATCCGGCTGGCTGTAGCCTTGCCGCAGCGCTGCGCGAACCATTCAACTGATCCCTGTTCAATCATTGGGCTGTCTCCTCTTTCGGAAGTTTGGCTTCAAGAATCTTCTTGAGCGGCTCGAAGTTTTTCAGGTGAATATCGGCCATGCCTTCGACCTTGGCGTACTTGAAGAAGTCAGCACGGTTCACGCCGGACTTCCGGATCAGATCATCCAGGATGGTCATCTCTTCAGGGCCGAGTGTTTCCGGCTGCGGGCTGGCAGCATTCCCATCATCATCCTTGGTGGCGATGTCGAAAATCATCAGCTTGAGATAACGCCGTCCGTAGGTGGTGGACGATCCGAAGGCGTGTGTGTCAGTCTTGTTCCGCGAGCCCTTGATGCCGGTGGCGTCAACAGGGATGTTCGCTTCGTAGTGCCGCTCATGACCGTCTTCATGCAGAAGGTCACAAACCATCTTGTAGTGCCCTTCCATGTCGGAAACCGCCGTTCCGAACGTGGGCGCAAAACCATGCTCTGCCAGTATCGGATCAATAGCGTCTGCCACGGCTTCCAAATCCACATAGTTGGATTTTGTCTGATCATTGCGCTTGTTCCGAACGAGCGGTTTGATAGCCTTCTTGGCGGCAACGAAGTCGCGGTTGAATGCGGCCTTGGCGTTGCTGGCCTGTTGGCGCTCCTGCATCTCCAGAAGCTTCTCCATCTTGGCCACATCGAAATTCGGATCGGTCGCGGCGCGTTCGATCAGGGCAAAGATCGGATCACCTTGAACCGCCTCTTCCTGCTCGACAATATCGTATTGGGTGTCAGCCATTGCGCTTACTCCTTTCATGAAACGCATCGCATTTCCTGTGGTCATGCTCTGAGATGAGGATTGTGACCTGGTGCTTGTCCTTGCAGTGCCACTGTCTTGCGAGCGGCGTATTGAACGGGGCAGCGCAGATAGGGCAGGCCAAGGGGTGCTGGCTTGTGCGGGTGAGGTTGGCGGGGGTCATCAGCCTTCTCCCTTCAGGGTGGCGAGGGCAGCCTGCGCGACATCTGCGATTTCGGCATGGCTCTCGACCACGAAGGATGCTGAATAAAGCTCGGTCCCCTGATCGCTCGTCCACTCGGGGCCGTTGCGGTTGTAGCTGGAGACGTGCGAATGCGCCATGCTTCGGACTTCCTCCAAAGCCTCCACCACCGCCAGTAGGGCAGGGAGGGCGTTGATGGCCTCGACTATGAGGGCTGCGTCGTGAGCCTCGCACTCGATTGCATACATGCCGTGCTGCAAGCCATCATCGATCCGGGTTAGCCCATCAACTGTGGCAGCGTGCTCCAAATACCACGGGCCAGCTGACGCCTTCCCCAGCAACTCTCTCAAACGCTCTACTGTATCTGGGTTAGTCATTGGTCTGGTCCTTGAACGAAATGACGATGCCGAGCATGGGCACAGGCAGGATATACAGACGACGCTTTTGCTGATCGTAAAATGCGCCAATCCAGAAGTCGTACCAAGCGAACAGCGGTTTAATTCTCACACCTCTTTTCATGCCACTTTCCTCTCGATCTCAATTGCGGCCCACTCACAGTGGCGGGCGGTGTCGTAAGTGCCGTTAGTCATTGGTCGGCCTCCGCCAAGATGAAGTGACCCTTCTCAACGAGGTACTTTTCGACCTCGCGCGCCAGCTTGTTGCGAGCCTTCATGATCTGGCTGTCAGGGATCAGGCTGCGCATGGCGCACCGCAGGATCGCGTCTGCGTCTTTCTGCCAGTGTTCGATCATGTACGGATCAACATCAGTTGGGCCGAATGCCTCGATTTGATCCTTGATGGGATCGGCCGACCATCCATAAGCTAGCTGAAACTCAAAAACTTCGGTAACGTCACTCATGCCGCTTTCCTTTCCATGTCGATGCAGATGTGTTCCGCAGCCACAGCCGCGCGATAATCCCTGAACCGCTTGCTTGCGATTGCTCTGGCCATCATCCAGTGGTCATGGATTACGGCTCTCAGGTTCGGGCCTGCTTCCCAGTAGATCCGTTCGATCTCCTGGTAGTCTGACAGCTCTGCGAAGTGGGCTTGCTTGACGCCCTCAAGGCGCTCTGCTGCGAAGGCTCCCTCTATGGCGCGTGACTGGATGGGGCAGCGCATCGGGTGGCGGGATATGTGGTGGGAGAGGTTCATGACCGGTACTCCATGACGTACTTTTTCGCTTCGTCCTTGGACATTTTCTCGCCCGTCCAGTCGTTCCAAATCTCCTCGCAATTAACGGCGTCGATTAGGTCGCACACGGCTTGCTTGTGGGCGGGCGTCATATCTTGAGCCGCCGCGCTCATCGACCAACTGAGGCCGCGCGTATCGACGTCCTTGGCGACCTTCTGCGCCTCGTCGCTGACGAAGCTCCACGCCTTCAGTGTGCCCCACTTCAGTGTCAGTGAATCTTGCTTGTCCTCGCTCATGCCGCTTCCCCTTTCCGATAGTGTTGGTCGGCGGGTGGGGGCGAATTGGTCTCAAGCGCGGTGACAACAACATTTGCCAGCACCGCCGCGTAAATCTCCAGATTCCCCGCAAACTCATCATCCCCGCAATCCCTTGCAGATGTTGCATATTTGAGGATTGCTTCCTCAACGACTGTTCTTGTGTCGCTCATGCCGCCTCTCCCTTCCGCTCGTATTCGTCGGCCTTGGCCCAAGCCATTTTGTAGATTTGTTGAACCGCCCTTGCGTCTGCAGTAAGCTGGCAGTCAGGGTCATCCATCGGGACGGTGACGCCGAGGTCTTCCGGGATCATCACCTGCAAGTTCTGGTAGAGCAGGTGGATCTTGTTTTGCTTGGAATAGGTTCGCCACTGGAACCACATCCACATGTGAAGGTCCGCATCTGCCACCTCATTGAACAGCTCTTGCTCTGAAGGCTCTTTGCGGTGTGCGCTTTGTATCTGGTCGTAGCGGGAGGTGAGCATGTTATGCGGCCTCCTCTTCTGGGAGTGCGCGAATTTCTTCGAGAGGGAACTCGCGCCGGTAGTCGTTCTTCACAACCAACGTCTGAATCTCGTGTGAGGTGAGGCCGTGAAAGGGCACATCCGGGTCTTCCGGGTTGCCGTCCACAGTATCGCGATCCTCGTTGTCCCAGCTGTCCGTGATGTCTGCGAGATGACCGAGGCAGCACATACCGCCAGTCTGCTTGTCATGAAGGGTGCCGCCCGCCCATTTTGCATTCGGGCTTTCCAGCCTTTCCAGCCAGCGTGCTTTGAGTTCTTTCGAGATCGGCATAACTGTCTTCCTCTGTTTCGATGAGGAGACTGTAACACCTGACGTTATGGCGTCAACTACTTTTTGTAACGCGTGGCGTTATTCGTTGGCGGCTCGTATCAGCTTGAGGGACCGCTCGCGTTGATCCGGCTTCAGAGAGCGCATGTAGCCGACAAGATCGACAACATCGCCATCAACGTCCGGATTGACTGAAATGAGCGCCCACTTCGGGACAGCAAGGGCAATGGCGAGCGCCTCCAGGATTGGCTCACTGTAAGGCTGCATACCCCGTTCTATACGGGAAAGGCTCATTGCGCTGATGAGTTCGACACCCGGCTCTGTTTCCATACGCGCTGCCAGCTTGGCAAGGGAGAGCCCTGCTTTCTGCCGCCATTGCTTGATATAGTGGTTCGGCTGGGTGTCACCTTTACTCATGCGCTACATGTAACCCACCCCGTTACGTTAGCATATAGCACCGGGCGTTACGAAAAGTTCTTGACCACGTAACGCCGGGTGTTATGATGCCAATCATGACACATCCCATCAAAAGCTGGCTGGACGCCAACGAGACCACTCAGGAGGCTTTTGCCGCCGACGTGGGCATATCACGGATGCAGCTCTGGCGCATCATGAATGGGTCAATGCCGTCGCGTGATACGGCGCTGGCAATACAGGAAGCAACGAATGGGGCGGTGAAGGCAGCGGTTCTCCTGAAGCTGGAGGATGCAGCCTAGTGTTGATCCCCCTGATCCGCCTCTCTCTCCCATCCTCCCGCCAGCGCGGTCGCTGGGCTGACCAGCTCACCTTCCTTGCTGGCCTGTTCCTCTGCGTCTTCTCAGGAATGATCGTCGGGGGCGCGGGCATCTGGGTCTTCTTGCGGATCGGGGGTGCGTGATGGATATGCCAAAGCCGACGCGTCATGTGGGAGGGTATGGCCCCGACTGCCCTTGGTGTGGACGCAACATCCCGCACATCAATGTCGAGTGGGATAACGTCGAAGTACTGACTGACCCCTCTGACGATAGCGCAATACTTGTGTCTGCGAGGGGGTGCTGTCCTGAGTGCGGCAAGCCTGTGACCATTACGGAAACCAGAACAGACACGACGCTTGTTGGTCAGACTGCGCCAGAGCGCACCGAACGGGACCGCCAGTATCTCCGGTCACTCGAAACGGTAGGGGGCTGAAATGGGGCAGGGGACGGACGCACCGGTGTGCTCACATAAAGGCTGTGGAAAGAAAACCCACCGCCGGGGCATGTGCCAAAAGCACTATAAGGCATTCAGAACAGGGCCGGACTACAGGCCGATGAAGCGGCTGAAGGATGCTGGCTGCGCGGTGGATGGGTGTGACCTTCCTTACCACGCCAAGGGGTATTGCAGTGCGCACTATACTCGGTCCGAACGAAACGGAGATCCCCTGGTTATAAAATGCCCGCCGAATGGATCGGTTGAGGTGTGGCTCCAGAGCACCATGCCTTATGACGGGGATGAGTGTCTCATTTGGCCGTTCGCTAGAGACCCCAATGGCTACGGTCGGGCGCGGAGGAAGACAGCCAACGGTTACAAATCCGCGCTGGCTAGCCACGTCGTCATGGAGGTCTGCGGATCGCCTAGGCCGTCAACAAAGCACTGCTGCCTTCACTCCTGTGGAAATGGTCATTTTGGGTGCGTGAATCCAAAGCACATGCGCTGGGGAACCCAAGCCGAAAACATTGAGGACATGATGCGGCATGGAACGCACCACTCCCAGTCCGGCAAGCGCAAGGAAATTGATGGCCCGTATGTGGTCATAGAGCCCGAGATTGAAACCGCAGCCGGACACCCGGCAACGGTCTGGGCAATCACTCAACAGCAGGAGAGCGCAGCATGACATTCACCGATGATGGAACACGGGTGCCTTACGATTGGATGCCGCTTTCGATGGCGAATGGAGTGGAGTGGGCATGCCTCCGACGAGGCCACAAGGACCGGTTTGAGTGTCTGTACCGGACGGGTCTGGCCAATCAATTTTTCTGGTGGCTCGGCGCGCTGAGCACCGTTCTTCACAAGCCCGGCTGGGTAATCACTCAACAACAGGAGAGCGCAGCATGAGCGACGCGATTTACGCTATTTCCGTTCGGCAGCCTTGGGCGTGGGCGCTGATTCACGGCGGAAAGGATGTCGAGAACAGGACAAAGGCCCCACAGGGAACATCCAATCTCATAGGCCACAGGTTCTGCATACACGCCTCCAAGGGAATGACGCAATACGAGTATGAGTGTGCTGCTGATTTCATGGCAACTTTGGGTGTCGAGTGCCCGCGTCCTGACAGGTTATTTCGTGGCGGTATCATTGGCTCTGTGCGCCTTGATCACGTGACTAGCGAGTATTCAAGCCGGTGGTTTTTCGGGCCGCGAGGGCTGATTGTGCGAGAGCCTCAGTCCTGCGACCCGGTGGCGGCATCGGGACAGCTCGGGTGGTTCAAGTGGAAGCCGTCTGGCGCTCTGGAGGAGCCCAAGCCGTGGATGGTGAAATGGCCCAACCAGACCATCAAACGCGCCGCTGAGAATGCGCCGCTACCGTTGTGGGAGGGGGCCGAATGACCCGCTGCACCCGCCCTTCCTGCCCCCACACAGCAGAGCCTGCAAAGACCGTCACGGGCGAGCCTCTCTGCCATCGTCATTTGATGGATGACCGCTGGGCCGCCCGCTCTGGCGCTGAACGATACGACCGCAATGCGCGGATGCCAGCCACATTCAAAAACAACAAGGGGGTATATTGCTGATGCCTAAGAAACTTCCGAGTTCCACGACGGACCTGATCCTGAAGCTGCACGATGAAGGCTATCACAATGCCGAAATCGCCAAGCGCGCCAGATGCTCACGGCCTTTCGTCACAACAACATTGCAGGACGCAGGGAGAAAGCGCAACCGGGTAGGAGCTATCGCTGGACGCCCCGGCTTGCGGCATCTCGAAAAGCTCGCCTTTCAAAGCGCTCAGAAGAACGCTCGCCGCCTTCGGGACCGCCTTGTCCGCATCTATGAAAGCGCCTCCGACGAGGCCGCCCTGGATGCGATCGATGCGCTGTGTGAAGTCGATGCCGCGATTGACCGCATAGGCCGCAGCCGAAGCGCCAAGCGCCGGAGGATCGCATGACCCTCGATCAGATCGCAATCAAGATGGGCGCTGAGGGTAACGGCAAGGCGCCTCACAACATCCAAGGCTTCGCTGTCAGGGCGTTTGCGGACGGCCATAGCCTTCAGGACATTCAGGACTACACGGGCCGCTCTGAGATGGCCCTCATCCACATGATCCGCTTCGCCTGCATGACGGACAATTGCCGGTCCTACAGCCGCTCCCTCTCGCAAATCAAACAACAGCTTTCGCAGGCTGAACTCGGAAGGGGGCAGGGATGAGCAAGACCAAGTTCAACATAGACGAATGCCGACAGCGCGCGATGAGCCGGTTCAAGGATACCGCCCTGCAGTCTCGTGTGTTGCGGGCTGAGGAAGACGCCTTGAGGGATTTCTCCAATCTCTTGGCGGAGTGTGAGAGCCCAATCGAAATGTCGCTTCTGACGGCCATGTTCGACAACCCATCATTTGATGGCTTCGCTTTCACACCAAAGCAGCACCACCGTTTTTTCTTTCATGCCGCCAGAGACAAATGCGTCTGCGCTCAGTTCCAGATTGACCGGTTTCGTTGCGACTTCGCACTGACCGTCCAGCATCCGTATGGAACCAGAACGAAGATCGTCATCGAATGCGATGGCCATGACTATCACGAGCGCACCAAAGAGCAGGCGCGCCGCGACAGATCGAGAGATCGCCTGATGACCGCCGATGGCTGGCGTGTTCTCAGATTCACCGGATCCGAAATTCATCGCGACGCTGATGCGTGCGTCGAGGAAATCGCGTCCATCATCGAAAACGACAGCATAGACGACTGGAGAAGCGCCAATGGCTAGCGTCCCGTTTATGCCCCTCTACACATCTGACTATCTGGGAGACACGGGGCATCTCTCAACTGAACAGCATGGGGCATACATGCTCCTGCTCATGCAGATGTGGAATGCCGGGGGCTCGCTTCCGAACAACAAGCAAATCCTGGCGCGCATGGTTCGCTGCTCCACCAAGAAGTGGGTAGCAATGTCCGACATCATTCTTGAGTTTTTCGAGGTGGGTGATGACCGAATTTCGCACAATCGCCTGACATTTGAGCGCCAAAAGGTTGAGGGAAAAATCGAAAAGAGGCGTGCCGCTGGGGCATTGGGTGGAAAAGCTAAGGCACTGAAAAATAAGGAAACAGGCCTAGCAAAAGCTAAAGCAAAAGGGGTAGCAAAACCCTGCCATTCTCCAGAACCAGAACCATCTACTACTGACGTAGTAGACAACGGGGGCGATCTTCAGACCGCTTTTGATGCGTACGTGAATGTCGCCAAACGACTTGAGCGTGAACGCGGTAGCCGGGTTTGGCCGGTGAACATCACCTTCACGAAAGAACGCAAAGCTCGCCTGAAAGCTCGCATCCGTGAACATGGCCTTGATGCATGGGGGACGGTCCTGCGCAAGGCGGCCGCTTCCCCGCACTGCACTGGCGCGAACGGCTGGGCAGCCGACTTTGATTTTCTCACCAGCAAATCCGGATTCTTGAAGACCCTTGAAGGAAACTACGATGACCGCTCTGCAAACGTACAGCCGCTCCGCCGAAGTGGCGCTGCCCAATCCGGAGGATGTTCTACAGCTGAGGACAGCTTTGACCGAGCTCTCGCGAGCATGGCGGGAGACGCCCCCCGGTCAGCCGATCCAGCATGGGATGACGGATTCACAATTGAGGGGGAGGTTGCAATTGCTGCAGCAGGCTCAGGCTATCGGTAGCGTTCAGGAGGTTGGTCACGTGGTGAAGCGACTTCTGCTGAACTACTGGCCAGCTGGTAAGCCTGTCCCTCAGACCGTTGTGCAGGACTGGGTGCGCCACCTCGTCGACCAGCCCTTCGCCAGCATCTTCGAGTGCTACGAGCGCCAGATCCGCTCCACAGACGATTGGGCTCCGCGGGTTGGGCAATTCCTGGAGAAGGTCCAGCGCCACGCCCAGCAAGTGAAGCACATCGAAGATGCCCTTCGCCTTTCCATTTCCGACAGAACCTAAACCAACAGGGGGACTAAACCATGAACTACACATGCGTATGTTGCGGAGTAAAGATTTCGCCACTCGATATCCGCAACAAGATCCGCGCTCACGAGCATGAGGTGTCGAGCTTCTATAGCGTTTCCATCGACCTGATCAAATCACCCACCAGGGCATCACACGTTGTCGAGGCACGTCATGAGCTTTGGTATCGGATGGTTGCGCTTGAAGGCCGCAGCAGCAAGTGGGCTGCCAACTGGACCGGCCATGATCATTCGAGCGTCCTCTATGGCGTCAAGCACTACGCTGGAATGCTTCACGGCACACCACGGGACGCCAGCCTCAAAGACATCCGCCAAGCCGCACAGGCCCCCTTGCTGAAACTGATGGAGGAAGCAGCGTGAGACAGTCGCCTCCGCGCTTGCGGGTCAATGCTGACTTTCAGGGCGAGATTTCCCTTACGGACTGGTGGCGATCGCTCGCTCCTATTGAGCGTCTGGATCTGCTCCGGGATTGGATCTTCGACTTAAGCAACCTTTACGATCGGGAGCTTGCATTGCTCCACGTCATTCCAGGAAAGGACACGAAGCAATGACCCAATGGTTTGCGTTCAGTTGCCGGGCGAACCAGACAGCCCAAGCCGCCAATCGTCTAGGCCGTGCGATGGGGTGCGATGCCTTCGCGGTCATGAGAACATACCGCAAGCGCGTCCCCCGTGAGCCTCGCCGCAAGACGGTGACAGAGTGCGCCTTGAAGTCCTACATCTTCGCAGGCTTCGAGTATGCGCCCAACTTCCTCGCCATCCAGAACATGCCGGGGCCACGGATCTACCCGATCAGCTTTGCAGGCGAGATCAAGCCGCTCAACGGCATTGCAGACCTGAAGTGGATCACGGGCGAATTGCCCAAGCCCTTGCACCGGCACTATGACATTCCGCGCCATCGCCAGCAACACCGGTACCAGGCTGGCGACTTCGTTGAGGTTGAGAACATCGGCCCGGTTGAGGTGGAATGCGTTGACGGGGAGAATCTGCGTCTGGCCTTGCGGTTTCTTGGCCGCCCTGTGACAATGCGGGCAGAGGATGCGCAGTTGGCACTCAGGAGGGTTGCGTGAGGGGCGTCCTCAAAAACCCAGAGCGGGTCCGGTTTATGCGGATCGACATAGAGCGAAGCCCTTGGAAGTGGCATCCTACCATCTCGATCACTCGCCCGCCAGACCGACTCGAATATTGGCCATCCAAACTCGACCGGGGCAGGCTCCCATATGGTCGGGTGCTGGCGTACTTCTGGAATAGGAAGCAGTGGTATTTCCACACGAGGCCAAGGTGGCTGTTGAAGCTGGAGTTTGACAGGAACTGGAAAGGCGTGAACGGTCGGATCATCGTTTGTGGCCGCGTGCTCTGGCAGGGAGAGAATTGGCGCGGCCGCTACAAGTTCATGGAACGCCAGCGTTTTTACGACTGGCGGGAAATTAAACAGGCGCTTTTCGTCTTCTGGTCGATGGAGTTCCTGACGGCAATCGCAGCCCTTGACCCGCACACCAAATCACCGGATAAGGGAAACAGTTCACCGCGGTCGATGCCCTGAGAGGATTGTTCGCCCGGTGCCGGGGCTGGAACACCGCGAGCGCGATCACCAGACCCCAAGTTTTTTCCATGTCTGAAATCCAGAGCAAGCAGCGGCAGCTTAGTCCCCCCGGCCTGTCCGCCGTTGCAAGCAAGCCCCGTGCTTCCTGTTTGGAGGCGCGGGGTTTTTTCATAGGGTGAGGCCCTATTCGGCAGGGCTTCATACCATCACCTTGAGCCTGCGGTGCCTCCTCTGACATTCCTACCCGCAGGCTCTTTTTCCCCATCGGCATCCAGCCAGGCACTTATTCAGAAACCCGTTCTGTTGCGGAACGCTCACTTCGTCGGTTCAACCTGGCTGGATACCCATGCGGAAATGAAAGGGACGCACAATGGAAGGCACGAGAGCATGAAGTACGAAGTCAAAGGGCTATTCAGCTACGGCGTTTACGATGGCGACCGTTTGCTTGGCACCTACGAAAGCGAGAAGTCAGCCACTCTGGTCTGTGATGCGCTGAATGACGAGGCTGCGCGGGTGTTGGTCGATCCTGCTGTCGGTCAGTCTGTCGTCAATCCAGCGCGCGACGCTGACATTGAGGCCCTTCAAGGCTTGGGTTGGGCCGTTGAGGAGCGCCAGCAGGTCGTAGGCGCAGGGCAGTTTCCGCCCATTACTGGTGATGGAAACGCTAGCGCCTTCACCAACGGCCAAGACAAGGAGACAACCTAATGGCTATCCTATCCCCCGAGGCCAAGAAGAATGCCAAGCCATTCATCAACGCCCTTTGGACCGCCCTTGTGGTCATGGTCTGCATTGCGCTGGCCTGCAAGTACATCCTGAGCGGTTACCCGCCGCTGATTGCCTTCCTTGAGCCGTTCGCTGAGCTGACCATCGTTCTCGGCATGATCGGCGTTGGCCTGATCGTCGCGGATCGGAACCCGCTGGTTAAGTGATGACCTCGAAGGTGATTGAAGAGTACAGCACCGAAAACGGCTCATGGCGATATGGTCTTGAGGTTGATGGCGCATTTTGTGGATTCTCCGGCGTTGGCGTTCCGCTTGTTCCGATGCCCGGAATGACGGCTGAGGACCTGCTGAAAATGGCTGAGTTTGAGAGTGCCGACTCTATCAAGCTTGCTGGCGGTGAGAGCCGGGACTAATGCCTCCCCCCGAGATCATCTTCTACCTCCTGATAACCGCCATCATCATCGGCGGCATCCTGTGGGCCATGAAGGGCATACTCGGTGACTGACCTTCGCCGCTCTCTCCTATCTATCTCTATAGCCCTGACCGCCCTCGCTGTCGGGGTGACTGCTTTGGTGGTGAATTTCGCAACCTGAGTTTGCAATCCCCGCCGGGTGGATACCCGAAACCGGCAACCAAAAATAGCACCTTATCGACAATCAATCTGGGACGCCGCGAAAGTGGCGGGAGGATGAATGGCAACCGCAAAGTCTAAACTAGACGGAACTAGAAAGAAGACAGGCGGCCGCAAGAAGGGCACGCCGAACAAGACGACCGCACTTCTGAAGGACGCGATTATCGAAGCGGCCACAAAGGCAGGAAACAAGGAAGGGCTTGTTGGCTACCTTACGCGCCAGGCTGATGAAAACCCTGCTGCGTTCATGACGCTTCTTGGCAAGGTCCTGCCGATGCAGGTGACCGGTGAGAACGGCGGCCCGATCAAGGCGACCACGCGCGTTCAGCTCATCGCAGTAAGTCCGAGTGACAACGCTAAGGATTAAAATCCCCGAGAAGCTTGCTCCTGTCTTTGAGGGAGAGGCTCGCTACAGAGGCGCTTGGGGTGGTCGCGGATCTGCAAAGACGCGCACCTTCGCAAAGATGGCGGCTGTGATCGGCGCCCTCGCTGCTGAGGCTGGCGAAGAGGGCATCGTGCTTTGCTGCCGCCAATTCATGAACAGCCTTGATGATTCTTCGCTGGCAGAGGTCAAGGCTGCGATTTCGTCAGAGCCTTGGCTGGAAGAGAGATACGAGGTTGGGGAAAAATACATCCGCACGGTTCCGCAGCTGGCGGGGCGTGTTGATTTCAAGTTCGCAGGTCTCGACCGCAATTTGGACAGCATCAAATCAAAAGCGCGCATTCTCCTGTGTTGGGTGGATGAGGCGGAAAACGTCATTGAAGCAGCGTGGGTCAAGCTGATCCCGACCGTTCGGGAAGACAATTCCGAGATCTGGGTCACGTGGAACCCTGAGAGCACACGAAGCGCGACACACAAGCGTTTCCGTCTGAGTGAGCCAAACCGCTCCAAGATTGTCGAAATGAACTGGCGCGATAACCCGTGGTTTCCGTCAGTGCTTGAAGAGGAAAGACAGAACGACCTTCGCGACCGACCTGACCAGTACGAGCACATCTGGGAGGGTGATTTCAAGACGGTCTACGAGGGCGCTTACTATGCCAAGTCGCTCATCAAGGCGAAGCATGACGGTCGCATCAAGGATTTGCACGTTGAGCCGTCACTGACTGTTCGGACGTGGCACGACCTCGCAGGTGCTGGAGACAAGGCGGACGCTTACTCGATCTGGGTTGGCCAGTTCGTGGATCAGCAAATCTGGCTGCACGGCAATTACAGCACCGAGGGCCAGCCGAGCGCGTTCCACATCAACTGGCTGCGTCAGTGGTGCCTTGATCGGGGCATCAAGCGCTGCATTGTCACGCTGCCGCACGATGGCGACCAGGTGAAGCAGGATTACAGCTGGCGCAACATCTGGAACGCGGCCTCAGAGCCCGGCGTCGTTGAGTTCATTGTGGAGGTCGTCCCCAATCAGGGGCGCGGCGCTGCAATGAAGCGAATTGAAGAGGGCCGGAAGGTCTTTCCTCGTGTCTGGTTTGACGAAAAGGGAACGCAGGCCGGTCGGGAAGCCTTGGCGGCCTATCACGAAAAGCGTGACGAGAACCGAAGCGTGGGCCTCGGGCCAAATCACGATTGGGCGTCACACGACGCAGACAGCTTTGGCCTGATGGCCTGCACCTACAAGCCTCCGGGCCAATCGGCTGATGCGGAGGAGCTCATGGCAGCATTGTACAGCAAGGGATCGCGCCGACCGGCGGGATATTTGGGTAATTGATATGAGTTGGGAAGATGCTCTGGCCGCTGGTGTGCCGGACACAGTAAGGCGACTCCGTGACATCCCTGATGGTGCCGATTGTTGGCATATCGGAATGACCGATTCTGCGGGTCTTGAGAGCGCTTGGGACTTTGTTGTCACGCACGGCCCGAAGCCTGTCCCGGATTGGGTTTGCATGAAAACTCTAGCAGTTGGGGCGGTGTTCTACTTTGGCTCAGACTGACGCACTCCTGAAAGAAGTTCGCGAACGCTACGACCTCGGCTGGTCTGCCGATGTGCGCAATCGTGAAGCAATGGAAAGCGACCTGCGCATGGTTGCGGGTGACCAGTGGCCTGAAGATGTGCGCCTTGAGCGTGAGGGCGCAACCCAGCCCCGGCCTTGCATCACTGAGAACCTGCTGCCTCAGTTCGTGCGTCAGGTGGGCAATGACATGCGCGCCAATCCTCCAGCGGTCAAAGTCATCGCAGGCTCTGGTGGCGCATCCAAGCCGGTTGCGGATATTCTCACGGGCATGGTCCGCAACATTGAGGCGCGCTGTGCGACCTTGCGGCCTTATGTGACGGCAGGTGTGTCAGCGGCGCGTTGCGGAATCGGCCACTGGCGCGTCCTGACGGATTACACCGGCCCGACCAGCTTCGAGCAGGAGCTGAAGATTGAGCCGATCCACAACCCGTTTGCCGTGGTCTGGGACCCGTGCGCTGTGGCGGCCACCCGTGAGGATGCAAACTGGTGCTTCGTCATCGAAGAGATGAGCGAAGAGGAGTTCGCCGAGCAGTATCCGAAGGCCAAGCCGGTTTCGTTTGACGGCAAGGACAATGAGGCATGGTTCAGTGCCTGGCTGAATGGATCACGCAAGACGATCCGCGTTGCTGAATACTGGCGCAAGGTGCGTGAGCCAGCGACTGTTTGCCTGATGATGGATGGTTCGTCTGTATTCAAGGATGAGCTGCCGAAAGAGATGCACGGCCTGATCGTGCGCGAAAGGGAGAGCGACCGTGTCCGTGTTGAGGTCACCAAGACGAACGGCTTTGAAGTGCTGGAAGAGACGCAGGAGTGGGCGGGTCGGCACATTCCGATTGTCCCGGTCGTGGGCGAGGAATACAGCGTTGGCGAGCAGCGGGTTCGTCATTCGGTAATCCGGTTTGCGAAGGATTCCCAGCAGCTCTACAACTACTGGCTGTCCACGCAGACCGAACATCTGGCCCTGCAGCCGAAAGCGCCTTATGTGGCGACCGCCAAGCAGGTGGCGAAGTATGCCGACATCTGGAAGACGGCGAACACCGACAATCACAGCGTCCTGATCTATGACGTTGACACGGATGCGCCAAACTCGAAGCCTCAGCGCGAAATGCCGCCTGCTGGCTCCGTTGCGTTCACAGAGCAGGTTCGGCGCGCAGCTGACAGTCTGAAAGCCACCACGGGCATTTACGAGGCAAGCCTTGGTGAGCAGGGCAATGAGAAGTCCGGCAAGGCCATCATGGCGCGCCAGCGGGAAGGCGACGTTGGCACATTCGAGTTTCGCGACAATCTGAATGCCTCGGTTGAGCATACCGGGCGCATCCTGATCGAGCTGATCCCGATTGTTTACGACACCCAGCGCATGGTGCGCATCCTTGGTGAGGATGGCGAGGAAGACTTCGCAGAGGTCAACAAGCCCGTCCTGGACGAATATGGCCAGCCGGTCGTCAATCCCGAAACCGGTCAGCCACAGATCGAGAACGACCTCACTGCAGGTGAATATGGCGTGTTCGTGCGCTCCGGCCCGTCCTTCACGACGCGGCGTCAGGAAGCAGCGGAGAGCATGATGCAGTTTGTCCAGACCGCGCCACAGGCTGCGCAAATGGTTCTGGACCTGATCGCGAAGAACATGGACTGGCCCGGCGCGGATGAGTTCGCCGAGCGGTTCAAGAAGATGTTGCCTCCGAACCTTCAGCCGGAAACGGATGATCCGGAGGAGCAGGCCCAGCGTCAACAAGCTGCTCAGCAGGCCGCCAAGCAGGCCCAGCTGCAGGAGCGTGGCGTGATGGCCGAAATTGCGGAGAAGGAAGCGAATGCCGCCGAGTCGCAGGCAGACGCTCAGAAAGCTGCCGCAGAAGCTGCTCAGACCCAGATGGAGACAATGCTCCAGTCGGGTCAGCTGCAGCAACTCGTGCAGGCCGCCGTTGAGGCCCAGTTGGGCCAGATACTGGCAGCGATGCAACCCCAGCCGCCTCAACCGGCACCTATGCCAGTGGGGCAATTCTAGACAACAAGGAGGCTATTTCTGTGCCAGATCAGGAAGCCATCGAGGTAGCGCAGGCTGACCTCGCGGATGTGAGCCAAAATTATGGCGACCCGTCCGAAAGTGTGACCTCAGACGTTGAAATCGTCGAGGAAGACACTGAACAGCAGCAGGAGCCCGAAGAGGCCGCGACGGAAGATGTTGCGGACGGTGACGGCGAGAGAGACACGGAGACCAAGTCGCAGCGGCGTCGTCGCTTGCGGCGGGAACGGGACGAAAAGCGGGATGCGGAAATACGCCGCCTCCAGCAGGAGAATGACCGTTTGCGGGAGCGATCCAGCAAGCTGAAGCCTCCGAAGCGCGAAGAGTTCTACGACGAGCCCAGCTACACAGCGGCCCTTGCGGCCTACAATGTGCGGGCACAGGACGCTGAGGAAGCCGCCGAGCGGCTGACCGGTGAGTTCAATGGGGTCGAGGAAAGCAACCAGAGCAGTTTTCAGGAAGATCTGAGTGATTTCGTGTCGGAAGGGACAGGGAAGTACAAGGATTTTGCAGAGAAGCTGAACCGGGAGCCCAAAGACGGCGGCCCAGAGGTGACGGCCATTATGGCGGAAGCCCTGATGGAGACCGATAACGGGATTGATGTTGCCTATCACCTGGCGACGCACCCAGCCGAAGCGAACAAGATTGCCAAACTGCCGCCGGTTGCGCAGGCACGGGCC